GGGGGCTCACTCCACCTGAGTGGCAGTTAGGGGATTACCAGCAGGTCCAGCAGGGGTTATGGAAGTTCTGGGAGGAAGTCACTCAAGAGCCCTATGACCTGGCGATCCTTAACGGAGATCTTATCGACGGGTTGATTGATGAGGTGGAACATGTGACGGCCGACCGAGCGGAGCAACTGAAGATTGCTAAGCGAGCGATCGAGCGGATACAAGCAAAGAGGATCTACATCGTGGAGGGCACACCTGCCCATACGAATGGGGAGGCAAGCTACGAAAGACTCCTGGCTGAGAGCCTGGGGGTGGAGGCACGGCCGTATTTACGGCTGGATGTGGAGGGGGTGAGGCTACATGTGCGGCACACCTTGGGTGGATCGGCTACCCCTTATAGCTCGCCTATCCGTAAAGAGGCGGTTCGCCAAGTATGGATGGATGAGAGTAATGGAATCGATCCTCCTCATGTAGTGATCCGCAGTCATGTGCACTGCTACCAGGTGGATCAGGATGAGCGGGTGATGGGGATTGTGACCCCTGCCCTACAGCTACCCTTTTCGGTGTATGGGAGAACCCGAAGGCCCTGGAAGTATGATGTGGGTATAGTGGTTCTTCATGTAGGGAATGGGTTATGTTTACCGAAGCCTGTATTACTCAAACTGAGGACAATACGAGAGGAGATGTATGAAAGAGTTTGAGATGGAGATACCTGCAGATTTGATGAAAAAGATTGAGGAGCTACCTGATCGGGCAAATGAGCATCCCTATAAGCAGGTGGCGATAGAGATTCTGAAGAAGTATGGAAAGAGGAAGGCATGGAAGCACATTGCGAAGGTGCTCCAGGAGTATTACAATTATCCTGTGAATCCGGAGACCCTGCGAAAGTGGTATGCAAGGGAGGTGGCCCATGATCCAAAGACACTTTGAGCTACTGGGGAAAGGGGGATGCTACTTCTTCTGTTTGTGGAAGTTGGCCAGAGATCTCACAGGGGTGCACCAAGATCCCTACCGACTGTACTGGGAGTCCGTGCGATCGGGGTTCTTGACGGAGGACTGCTGGGTGCAGAATCCTGCAGGGGTATTGGCCCTGGCGACGGGGCAGATGAACTGGAAGGTGCGGCATGAGAGCCCTGATTACCAGGTTAAGGATGGGGAGTATGAGATACTGCGATACGGGCTTAAGGCAGCGGCAGGAGAAGCGGCCCATTTCGTACTTCCTGACTGGGATCCCTATGGGGAGAGTGTTACTCGAACGAGAGGGGTCTTGGTGTCCAAGAGGGTTCTGTGGAGGGAGGATTAAGGCATGGAGATAAAGGCGAAAGAGGCAAGCCTGTGGGCAAAGATCCTAGCGGTGGTGGTGCTTCTGGTGGGCGAGGTGCTCATTGGGCTAAGGGTGCTTCCCAATCTATCGGCTATGGATATGATTTGGGTAGCCCTAACCGTTGCAGGGATATTTGGGACAGTGGACATAAATCTATTTTTGGAGAAAATTACCGGTAGAAAAGGAGGTATGTGATGGGTGGAATAGGCACTGCTCCTCTGGGGGCAATCTACGGGGAGATTGAGTTAGCCTTTAAGTCTCTACAGTCGGGTACGGCAGGGCAGTATGATGCCTGGTCTCGGACACATAACCGAACCTTGCCCTCGGCGGCCGTTACGCTTGGAGTCTCCAGCTCCAGCACAAACGATGCGAGCCCTTCGGGAACAGGCGCTCGGAAGATTCGGGTCTATGGGCTAGATGCAAGCTATAACCCGATCTATGAAGACTTTGTCCTGAATGGCCAGAACAAGGTAGTAGGCACACAGTATTTCTTCCGTGTGCAGCCTCGAATAGACATCCTGGAAGCTGGATCGGGAGGAGTGAATGCGGGGGATATCTACATCTATGACTCTTCGGATACCCCATCAAGCGGAGTCCCTGCGACGAGCTCCAAGATCTTTGGGATTGTGGGGGCAGGAGACGGCAACTGCCAGATGGGAATGATCACCGTTCCTGCAGGATATAAAGCCCTGCTGAAGGAGTTCTGGGCGTCTACCCAGGCAACAACATCTCACTTTGCCGCATTTAACCTGAAGTTGGTCTCTCCCACAGGCCAGATTCAACTCATTCAGTTAGGATCGGTGAGCACCACAGGGGTGAACTGGATTGTGTATGACTTTGATCCCACTATCGAACTACCGGAGAAGTGGGAGATCATTGTGCAGTGTAAGCCCTCTGCGGTTGCGATCGTCAATGCAGGGTTTTTGAAGATGGCGCTGGTGTCTACCAAGAGGGGAGCGTAATGCGATGTGGGAAGCGTTGGTGGGCGTGGTTTTGGGTGCTTTGGGGGCTTTGTGGCTCTTATTTGTGGGGGCTAACCGAGGCCGAGAGCCGGCTGATAGAGGAACTCCAGATGCGGCTCACTCACTTGGAGGGGAACTTGAACGAGCTACAGAAGATAAACAACGAATTGAGCGCACAGTTGGAGAGCTCCAAAGCGAAGCTAACGAGTCTGAGCAACTACTCGGAAGATCTCAAGAACTCCTTGATTCGAGCAAACGAGAACTTGAACACATTAAAGACCTCCTGGGAAAACTTAAAAAAGGAGAACACAAGCCTCCAGATTGAGTTGTGGGTCTGGCGGGCTGTGGCAGGAGGTCTAGTGATCTACTTACTGATGGGGAGATAGTGCATGAGCGATGGGCAGGATTTCTACTATGGGTCGATAATCCCTACTACCCCTAAGCTATTCCCTATTCGGCCTCTGGATAAGGGGATGCTCACGAATATTGCCTCGCAACTTGCCCCCATTGGGTCGTTCATGGATCTGAAGGGGGTGATGTGTCGAAATGGGGTACTGGAGCGCTGTCATGGGTTTCGTCGCTATCGAACGGAACAAGGCACTACTCCCATCGATTTACCTACTGTAGGGATGCATATCTGCTGGGATGGGTATACAGGGGAGCGGGATCTGTTATGGTCGGGTTCTCGATATTTATACAAGGTTGACCGATCGGAGGGGGTCACCCAGATCCGCTGGACATATTCCCCCACACAAAGCGGCTCGGTTTCCACTCCCTCGAACGGGTTTGCAACCCTTACGTATCCCGCCAACCTGTCCGAGCAGAATATTGTGGTCTACGATGAACTGTGGATCACGGTAAGTGGGGAAACTCGCCGATTCACCATCGTGGACATCCAGTACTCTACAAACCAGACCGTATTTACCTTTCGAGTCCCAGGGGTACAGGGAGAGACAATAGAGGCAGGCAACTATTCCTTCGTGGTGGAGCGGACGATCAAGAACATCGCACCCTACCTAGTGGATTGGGTAGTGGTAGGAGGGCAGACCTATTTTGCGGATGATTCCAATAGGGGGCTCATTGCCTACGATGTTCACTCGAATCAACTCCAGTTGGTGAATGCGGCGCAGGACCCCGCTCTCACCCAGATCAGCTGTGTGGATTACTTTCTGGATCGTGTGTGGATTGGGGGTATGAATGAGGAGGGGATTGACCGAAGAAACCGCATCCGCTGGACCAGTCCCACGGACCTCGCCACCTTCCCTGCCCTGAATTATGTCGACCTCCAGGGAACGGATGGAGAGATTTATCGACTAAAGGGATTAGGACCGGTACATATAGCCTACTTTACCGATGCCCTATTCATCGGTCGAACCACAAACTACGCCGATCTTCCCATTCTGTACACCAAGATGGATACAGGAGGAATTGGGCTGGTGGGTCAGAAGGCCCTGTGTTCCTGGATCGATGGGCATTATTTCGTGGGCCAGGATGACATCTACTACCTGAGCGGCAGTTTGGGGCTTGTACCCATTGGTACTCCTGTTTTGAAGCGAACGATCCAGAAATCGGCCGACCTTAGCCGAACCGTGGTCGTGCCCGATCCCCAGCGGGAGCGAATTGTGTTTGCCTTCCCTGCCGCCACAGGGGGCTACGAGGAACTATGGAGCTTCTATCCCAAGCAGAAAGCCTGGGCGTATGAAGAGGTGCACTGTGATATGGTGGGGTATGGGGGAGATACTACCGCAGTCTATGTGCGTGACCTCACCCTTCCTGTGGGCCAGTACACCGAGCCTGTATCCCTCTGGCGAGGGGGAGAAGAAACACGGGATCTCTTCATCTCGGTGAACGGGACACTACTAAGGGAGAGCCCCGATGCCACCGATTCGGATATTCTGGGGGCAATCCCTGTTACTTTGGAAAGTCATGACATTGATTTTGATTCTCCCGATACCATAAAGACGGTGACTCGGCTAAGTCTCAAAATTGATCGAGTTCTCGAACTTGGCGAAAATCTCCAATTTGTGGTAGAGTATTCGGTGGACCGGGGACGGACGTGGAGGAGCGCCGGTTCGGTACGGATGGGGGAGGGGGATGATGAAGTTCGGGTCAACTTCTTGGCTACGGGAAGCCTGTTTAGGTTTCGCATCCGTAGCTCCTCCTCCATTCGTACCTACGCCATCACCGAAATTGTACTCCGGGCACGAGGTCGAGGCTTAGAGGTCCAGACCTAAAGGAGGTTGGATATGGGTAGTTTTTGGAAAACCCTCACAAGCACTGCCATGGGGGCAGGAAGCGGGTTTTTGGTAGGTGGCCCCTATGGAGCACTCATTGGGGGAGGACTGGGCCTTGCCTCAGGGCTACTGTCCAGTGACAATCCCTATCAGAGGTTGGGTTCTCCTAGTGATGTAGTGAATGTGAATCCCTACACGAAGGAATACTACAATATCTCTAAGCAGAACCTGGAGAACTACAATCAGCTAATGAAGCAGTACCTGGGGAAAAGTGAGGCGGCAGAGGGTGACCTACGTCGAATCATGAACCAGATGGGCTCATATAAGTTCGAGGTAAGCTATGATCCCCTGGCCGCCCAGCGAGCCTTTCTCTCCACAGCCTACTCCTACCAGCCCGTGGTAGATCAACTCCTTCAGACACAGCAAGGATCAGACTACGCTCGAACCCTTTCTGCCGAAGCTGCCCGACAGGTCGCTAGCCAATTTGCAGGGCAGGGTGGGCTACAGAGTGGGGCGGCCCTCAAGGCCATGATGGAAGGCGCTACTACTCCCCTTGCACAGTACCAAGCCCAGCGGGAAGCGGCCCGTAACCAGGCCCTTATGCAACTCCTGGGGCAAGGCTATGCGGGGCTACAGCGAGGGTACGAACTTGCCCCCCAGTTGGAGCTCCAGAGACAGCAAGCCCAATTTGGTGTGTTAGGATCGCAGGCTGACATTGCAAACCGACTCCTGGGCTACGGAATGGCAGGGCAACAACTCTACGGAGGGCTAGGGCAGGGTGCTCTAAGTGCGATGGGGGGAATGGCCGCTCCCCAGTGGTGGCAACCCACCTATGTGGCAAACCCCAATTACAGGAGCCCATTGGATGCCATTGGGTTAGGGCTATCGGCGGGTAACCTGGCCAATTCAGGAGGTCTCACAGGCCTTAACCTTATCTCCCAGTGGCTAAAGCCTAGCTCGCCCACGCCTACACCTTCAAATCCCCATGACATTTATTGAGTAGATGGTGTAAAGGAGGTCAAGAATGTCTATTTCCAGTGCATCGGTGTATGGAGCACCCCAACCTACCAGCTGGCGAGATATATCCGCTCAAATAAGCTCTCTGGCGGATATATTCCGAAAGGAACGGCAACGAAACGAGGAACTATTCCTCAATGAGGCCTACCGTCAAATTACTACTGCATACAATGGGGATGCGTTTGCCTGGGCGCAGAATGAGCCGGAGTCCTACAAGAAGTTCGCCAAGCTCCTGGGCCTTCCCGAAACTCCTGGGAAGGTCACCCCACAGGGATGGCTTGCCTTAGGAAAGATTGCCACCGCAGAGGCCCTCCGACAAGGCAAAGAGCCCTTCGAGTATTCCGTCCAGAAAGAACCCGTCCCTATACCTCAGACTCTCTCTGTTCCCCAATCTCAACCTATCACACCCGCAGTACCTCCCCCACCCCAGGGCCCAGAGACTATACCCGTATCTACCTCAGCAGGGGCTCAAAGTCCTGGTCAAGCAACCTCTGCGCCTGTACCTTCGTCTCAACCTGGACCTAGCAAGACGCCATACGATAAAGCAGTTGAGGAAGCCCTCAGGCAAGCAAACCAGATTGCTGAACAGTCCCCTACAGAGGCTAAGATGTACGTCTCTCCAGAAGAAGTTCTGGCAGAAGGATTTCTTTATTTACAACCGGATGTCAAACGCATAGAAGCGACCCCCAAGCCACCCGCAGAGCCCATAAAAATTAGCCAAGAGGCTGGCGTTGCTGCGAATATCCTTCTTGATAAACTACAACGAGAGAACAGAGATAAGAAAAATAAAAAATACACGTTAAGCGAAGTAAACCAAATAGTAAGTAAAAATGCGGATGCCCTGTACAACATGATACCAAACCCACAGGTATCTAAGGATCAATTCATCCAGCAACTGGGGCTTGAGCTATCGAGGAAGCTGGATACTTCCTTTCTCTTAGACAAGAGTGAAAAATCTGTTGTATCGGGTACGCCACCAAAGAATCAGACCACCACCCAACCCCAGAAAGGCAGTGATTGGGGGCCTGCTGCCCCTGCACCGAACCCCACCAAATCTCCCCAAACACCTCAACCTTCTACCCCTACGTATACCTCTAATCCTAAAGAACAGGAGACCAAAAAGCTTTCTAATCAGATAAGTACGGTCACTACAAAAGTGGCCGAAGAGGGTAAAGTAGATCCAAAAGAATTACCCAAAATAAGCAAGATGATAGACAACACCATTCAGCCACCTCCTCCGGAGGTGCAGAAGCAGGTGAAGAGGGTTGTGGTGACGAAGCTTAAGCCTGAGTTCCAAGGCAACATGTACCTCCGGCTGATCGAGAGTCAGTACCAGGACCCTGATTCTCCCATCCGTAAGACCTTTGAGGGGCTGTACGCAGGGGAAGTCAAGTCCATGGAGGAACTGAAGCGGCTACAACTGGAGAATCGACAGTTGGAGACCACCGTGAAGGCCCTCTACGATGACCCTGAGATGGTGGAACTACTCAAACAAAAGATTCGGGCAGAAGTCAAAGAGCTTATGGCCAGTGGAGACCTGAAGTTGGCCCAGGCCCGAAACTTGGAGAATGTCCTCACCAACGAAATCCTCAAGACTGCAGTGAGCCTGTATGCCTCCGGGGTGCTGAGCACTATGGCCCAACAGCAGGGAAACACCGAACTCCTCAAGATAACCAACGAGTTGGCGAACTCCCTAAAGACCGTCAAAGACCTGGGTGATAAGGAACTAACGGCCCAATTCGCTACAGCGCTGAGTAAGCTATTGGCACGGGCGACGGGAGAACAGACTTTTCTTCAATTCTCTACCAAGTCGGGATGGCTCTTCGGATTGTGGACCACGATCATATCCAAACTTGCACAGTTCCCGCCTCAACCTCCTGCCCCGGATAAACCATCTCCCTATGATTTTTATAGAGAGGGGCTTGAAAGATCTGGAGTGATTAGCCCCTACGTTCTAAAAGGACTTGGGTCGCAAGGTGGGCAAAACGATGCACAACGCCGCATACTAGAACAGATAATGAATACCCTACAGCAACTTAAGTAATGGGAGGGGATATGATACCACTGGAGGAGATAGAGAACCATCCGAACTTCCCCAAACTGCCCTACGAGAAGCAAGCCGAGCTACGCAAGATGTGGCTTGATGCCTCCCTCATGGACCTACCCCAACAGGTAGATCCTGCGCTCTACCAACAAATGGTGCAGAAGGCGGTGTTTAGGCCTCCTAAACTGGAAGGTAACCTATCATCCTATGGGCAGGATCGACTACAGCTCCTCCAGAAAATTGAGGCAGGGGATAAGAGTGAGTTGTTCGGGACTCTCTTTGGAGAGACCTGGATGGGTAGTTTGGGTCTTACTCGACTGATTGGCTACGGTATTGAGAGCCTACTTCGGAGGGATGCCGATAAGTCCTCCTATATGTTCCAAGTGCCCAAACCCCAGACCCCCGACGATGAGAAGGTTTCCCAATACCTATTGAATAGGGTGCTCGCAGATCCAGAGCTCAAGTCGGTGGCAAAGACTGCTCAAATCGTGGGTACTATCATAGGAAACCTCACCGATTATGTATTGGGTCGAATCGCCTTAGGCCCTCTCATGCCCCCTACCATCCAAGGAGTACAGAAACTACTGGGAGAGGGGATTACCAAGACAGCTTTCGGTCGGTGGGTGTTTAGTTCGGCCGTGCCTGAGTTGATGCGGAGTTCCCGTGATGCCACTATCCTCACTGCCTCTCAAGCCCTACAGATGGTGCTAAATGAAGATCCCCAGACCCCTGACAGTTTAGGAAGGTGGGCTACCTGGGGGGTCACGGCCTTTGGGTCGAACCTGGTGGCAGACTACCTGGTGTTCGCAGGGTGGAGTCTCCTACGAAAGACAACGGGAACGGCTATAAAGGCCTTCCGAGGGTCGATCAAAGACCCCGTGGAGCGAGGGATTGAGGTCCTTACCGAAAATCTCAAGGAAGCCTCCGAATCTCAGTTAATCCGAGGAATGGTTGCGGGGGCAGACATCGATCCTACGGTATTGGCAAGCCTTCCAGAGGAAACCCGAAAGACCTTCGTACGGATGCAAGCCCGCTTTCAGTCCCTGAAGAACTTGGGGGAGAATGTGCCGGTCACCAGGGAACAGACCTTCGATATGCTACTAATGGCCAAGGGATACGATTTCGTTCGGGAGGAAGGCAAGGCCTTCGGTAAGTTGATAGACATTGCCACAGGGGAGCAGGTAGGTAAGCAGTTCTATGCCAATGCAGAGGATGCCCTTCGCACCGTATTCTCCAAAGAGCTGAAGAAACTGGGGAAGACTGCCGTGCAGGAAACGGTGATTGCAGAGACCCCCAATGTGCGGATTCGCCCCCTGGTGGAACTGCCTACCTCGGATGCCGACAAGCTTCTCATCACGGGGAATATCCACAAGGCCTTGGGATGGAACCCCCTCACCGGGGAGTACCAGCTCGACAGTTTCAAGACCTACCTGACCCAGGCACTGGGAAAGAAATCGGTAGCCTTTGAGGTAGTGGAAGACTACTTCGACCGAAAGGCCACGGAGCTTGACACCCTCAAGGACAAGATCCTCCTACCCAAGACAATCGAGAAGGAGAAGATGGGCTCATTCCTCGCTCGCTTCAGTCGAAACATTCTGGCAGTGGGTGAGGGGAAGGGGTTCATCCCCAACCAAGTGCTCCGGGAAGTTAAGGCCCTGGAGAATGCCGTCTCCCTCTTCGATCCTCGCTACGCCGAGCCATTGGTTCGGAAGGTGATCCCCGATGCTACTGTGCAGGTGCAGGGGCAAAAGATCGTGGTGGCAGGACCGGACGGAGTGAAGCTCACCTTCCCCGACCAACGATCCTTCACTCGGTGGGCCTTTCAGTCTGTCTCTACCCCCCAAACGGAAGGCCTCCTGCAGACCTACCTGAAGAAGCAGCTAGGGATAGACCTTGAGAAGAATGCCTCCACCAATCTCTACACCCTCCGACAACGAGGAAAGATCCTCTTCCAGGCCGGGGACATGGGGGAACTGTTCGATGAGCTGTACAATAGGGGATGGCTACCAGGACTACCGGAGGAGTTTGCCCCGCAGCTGGTGGTGGTCACCAAGAAAGCTGACCAGATGATCCTGAGTGCACGAGGGGATGCGGTAGTGGGTACTCCCGACCACCTGGCCTCCTTCCTTGAGAAATACAAGAACTATGGAGTGAAGTCCACCGAGCGAGCGATCCAACAGATCAAGGGACTGGTGAATGTGAGTGAAGCGCCTCAAGTAGGCTACCAGGTGGATGTGCTGGATGCGAACTTCAGCCGAACCTTCAAGGACAAGAAGGAACTCCTGGAGTTCCTCCGGGAGATCTCGAAGGAGCAAGACAAGCTCCTTACCATCGGCCGAATGAAGGGGCTATTCATCTATCGAGGGGCCGATACCATCTACGTACGGACTCCCGGAGGAGAGGTGAAGCATGCCCGGAATCTGGGAGAGCTGAAGGAGATCATTCGGGCAACCCCCAACCTCCCGGAGGTCGGTCGGGAACTCACAGGCCTCGATGATCAGTTCATCAAGGAGATCTTCCACGGCTATGAGGACCTCCTGGGTGAGATGCAGGGGGTGAAGGCTACCCTCAGCGACAAGTTCAATGACTTCGACATCGAAAAGCTCATGAAGGAATCCCCCCAATTCAAGAAGCTCTCAAAGGAAGCCTCTTGGACCACTTCCGCTTTAGGCCTTTTCGGCTCTATGGACCGCACAGTCCAGGAGGTCTCCAAAACCCTCAACAACCCGGAGATCTATAAGCGGTGGTGGGAGTTCCGAAAAGCGGCCACCACTGCCGATGGCCTTGCCCGTAAGTCCCATGCGGTAGTGCGGCGCATTCTCTCAGACCTCACGGAAGAGGAACTGAAGAATGGGATTCACCTAATGGAAACCCACCCCTCCAAGTGGGCCGAGGTGGCAAAATCCTTTGGGTTCGAGCTCACCCCTGCCTTGGAGAAAGCCGCCCAGAATCTCCGCACCGTCTACCAGGAGTTGGGCCAGCTGTTCGGGGTAGATCCCACCATCATGCAGACCCAATACATGCCTCGTATCCGCCAGTTCCTCCTGGAGAATCGGGACAAACTCGACCCCACCGAATATGCCCTAAAGTCCCTGGGTTCTGAGTTCCCTGGCCAGTTGCCCCTGGAGATTCGGTTCTTTGCAAAGAACATGCGCACCCAGGAGCTCATTCGCTGGGTGGAGTCTGCAGATATGGCAGAGGTTACCTACCGCTACATCCGATCGGGTTACCGAAGTCTCATCATTGATCCTGTCTACAAGCCCTTCCGGGAGATGGTGAATGAGGTAGCCAAAGCAGACCTGAACTATGGCCAGCGTCTCATCCGCTACTCTGAGCAGATCTTGGGATCAGACATTGACTTGGAGGGGGCATTCCTGAAGAAGATGAGTCTACAGGCCTCCACAGAGTTCTTCCAGCAACTCTCCAAGATCACGGGTAGCCCTGCCCTCTCCAAGAAGGAGATCAATGACATCCTGGGACTCCTGAATGGACTGGTGGTAGGATCTACCATGGCCTTCCGACCTGCTCCTGTCATCCGCAATATCCTCCAAGTCTACTTTACCCTAGGGACTCGAATTGGGTTTGCTCCGGTCACCAGAGCCATCCAACGAGTTTTGAACGAATCGATCGATGATGTAGCGAAGGTGCTCAATGAGCTGGGTGAGACCATGGAGGTTGCCCCTGCCCTACAATCGGTACAGGGCACGAAGTTTGCGGACTACCTCATGAAGTGGGGGATGAAGCCCTACAAAACGGCCGATACCCTAAACCGCATCATCACCTACTATGCGGTAGAGGACGTGTTTGGGGATGCCGTGGCCAAGTGGGTGAAGGAAGGTGGCCGGGTGATCAACGAGAAGCACTTCATGAACCTCTCCGGCCTCCGAGTACTCGATCCCACCGACCAACTGAACATCCTACAGACGCTGAAGACCAAGGGCCCGGATGCGGCGAAACTGGAGTTCGTCCGCAAGATGATCTATGAAACCCAGTTCCCCTACTCCTCTGCCGAGAACCCCATGATCTTCCATGGGTTGTGGGGGCGGTTGTTCGGAGGATTTGGAACGTACAGTGCCTTCTATATCCAGAACCTCTTGCGAGGTATCAAGAATGCAGGACTTCCGGGGGCAGCGGCCTTTGTGGGCCGTACGGCTGCGGTGTCGGCAGCGGCGTACCTCGCCTTTGAGAAACTCCTGAAGATCCCTGCTACGGCCTTCATGCCCTGGGGCCAGGCACTATTCACAGGTAGCCCCCTCTTTAACCTCTTCCACCAGACACTACAGGCTACCCAACCCGGCTACAAGGGCGACATCTCTCGCCACGATCTCCTCACCCAGTGGGGGCGGCTACTTGTGCCGGGAGGTGTCCAAATGAAGGCGATCCAGGGCGCATTGGAAGCTGCCGATCGGGGGGATACCTACGAAGCACTCGTACGGGCCTTAGGCTTTGCCTACGTCACCGACTGAAGCACCCGATCAATCTCCTGAGCGGAGGGAATATTCTTCACAAAGACATAGACCTCATTGGTCCACTGGTTCGATTCCTCCACCTCTACCCCACGGGGAGATAGAATCTGGATACACCCCATCTGCTTCAACTGATTCACAATCTCGGTAACCTGCTTTGCGGTTGCATACTTATACATCCTCTGGAGGAGAATATTCCTCTTAATCGAACCAGCCCTCTTGATGTAATAGAGGGCCCTCTCAGTCTCCAAAGACCACTTCCGCTGGATGGAAGCGGCCGACAGTTGCTCAATAGCCTCCTTGTTTGCCTCGAAGGTGGAATGTAGGAGTCGATCGGCCAAGAGGATGTCCTCGGCCTCTATCTCAGAGCCAATCTCATATCGTTGTGCCCTCACCAGTAAGGCAATCCGAAGAAGTAGGGTATCCATTCGGGCCTTGCGGTTTCGCTCATCGGTGGATGCCCCGCTCTTAGGATCAAGCACCCTCTCCAAAAACTCCCGATACCACTGGGTATAGAGGGCATAGGCATTCTCCGATAGGTGGTAAGTTCCTGTGGCGTTCTCCGCAATCCACGCAAGCCTCTTCGCCAGTTCCGTAATGTCGGGCGCACCCGGAATTTGGATGGGCACAGGATACACCCGATTGGCGTGTTCCTCATGCACCACAATGGTGCGGCTCATGAACCCCCCTCCCAAGGCGGCCTCAGGGAGAGCGGCCATCTGTTCGGGTGTCAACCCACCCAGCAGGGTCACATACTCATCCTGTAGTTTCTTTAGGCCTCCTGTCTTGGTCTCCCGTTCGTTCCCTAGGGCCCGTCCGTCATAGAGGGAGGTAAGCAAGGTAATTAGACCTTCCTTGTAGGCCTTAGAGTCCAGGAGGCTGGATAACTCGCTCACCATAATGGCCAGTTGGGAGTGGAGAGTCTCCTTCTTAAACATCCCCGTCTCCTCATCATAGTACTTCTCCTCCCGGCTCTCCAGCTTCTCATAGAGGGCCTCCGGGGTAATCTCCCCTCGCAGGGAGTAGATCTTCTTCCGCACGGCTATCCTCTTGGAACTACAGAACAGGTGGTAGATGGAAAGGATACGGTCCACGAAATCGATCACGGTGGTTTTCTTCAGGAGTCCGGGGGGAGCGCTCAGAATCACATAGAGGTTGGGAAGAAGCGCAGAGGGATACCAGCTGATCCAGGCATCCCGCTTTAGGGCCGTACTCACCGCAAATAGCCCGGCCCACAGGGTAAAGAGGGTACTTGTACCGATGCCCTTGAGGGCGAGGCAGAGGTCGCTACAGAATCCTGTGGGGACCAGGGCATCCTGGCGGGCCTCTCTCTCCTTATCAATGAGGTGAGGTTCCCAAAAAGCCCGAAAGCCCTCTAATCGGTAGGGTATAGGGGCTTCCAGTTCCCGGTAGGGGTTTTTCTGTAGCTCAATGTCTACAGTTGTAGAGCCTCCAGCTGGGCCAGATTCTTCCCGATCTCGACTTCCACGGGAAACTTCACCGTCCTTCCGTAGTACAACACGGGCCATTCCATCTCCTCCTTCATGATTCTCGCAATGGCAAGGGCATCCTCCTCATCCACCTCATACACCAACTGGTCATGCACCTGGAGGACCAATTGAGCTGTAGGATACTCCCGAAGTAGTCGATGAAACAAGCGGATCATCGCTCGATTCATAATGTGGGCCGCAGCCCCCTGGCAGGGCGTATTCAGGGCCTCCTTCCCAATATCCGAGATATTTCCATACAGGAATCGTACTCGGTTCATGAATGTCTTGGTATAGCGGTTCTTGACCCCTTCCTCCATGGACCTCCTGTACCACTGGGCAAACACCTTGAACTTCTCGAACTTCCTCTGCCGTAGTTTCTTGTACTCCGGGAAGGACAAACGGAGCTGGGGCACTTCGGTCACGATGTTCATGTAGACTTCCTGCTCCCCACCCCCATACTGTGTGCCAAACTGATCGATCTTCGCGGCTCGACGGCACAGCGACCAATTGGGGTCGGATTCATCGATTCCAAAGAGCACCTTGGTGTTTATATCGTGGAGATTCTGTCCGGTCTCAAAGATCTCGATGAGGAGGGGATCTTGGCTCTCATAGGCAAGAGTGCCTACCTCCAGGTTCGAGTAATCGGCGCTCAGGAGCACTCGGCCTTTGGGAGCAACGAAGATCCGGCGGAACTCCTTGTCCTTCTTGGGCATGTTCTGGGCGTTTGGTTGTCGGCTGGACAGCCTACCTGTCACTGTCCCATGGATCATGTAGGAGGGGTACAGCCGGCCATCCTTCACATTAGGGAAATCCACGAAGGTGGATAGGAGGGTGCAGAGCGAGGCATACCTCTCGTACTTCTCGATCCAGGCAATCTGCTTCTCTAGCTGGGCCTTCTCCTGGAGGTGCTCTTCGGTGGGTCGCTTGAGGGCCTCCAAGTACTGGATACGACCCACATAGCCGTAGAGGAGGTGCAGGCGGGCCTTTTTGTCCAGCTGTTCCTTTCGGGTCTTTTCTGTGCGGCGAACGGAGATATGGGGTGGTAGGTAGAAGGGCTTCACGGACTGGAGGATCGCCCGGTATTGGGCGAGAGTCTCCTTCTTTTTCGTTCCCTCCCGTGTCTTCTCCAGCTCCACGTGCTTCTTCCACGCCTCAGGCACTACCCCAAACAGTAGGTATCGTAGACACAGCTCCGAGCGTAGATCGAAGTAGTCAGGGAGTCCCCAATCTGCCTTAAGTTCCTGATCAAGGGCATCTCGCTCCTCTTCCCGCCTTTTCTTCCACTCCAGGTGTGCTTGCCGGTCATATCCAATTCCGTTCAGGCTCATGTAGACAATGGGTTGCACGAGCTTGAGGGATTCCTCGTAGTAGACACGGGAAGAGCCGGGGAACTTCTGCTCCAACTCCTCCAGTTCCTTCAGAAGTTCCGGTAGGATACGGTGCAGTACTATGGTATCCCTGGCATTGTAGGTGCGTAGTTCCTCGTCATTGATCTCCAGGATGTGCTGGGTGCGCTCACTTCCCGCTAGCGTTCCCTTCCAGTACTGGTAGTCCTCCGCATACACCGAGGCGATGAAGGCTAAGTCGTGGGGTAGTTCCGCATGGGTCGTGTGGTGAATTAGAAGGATGTCGTGGGTAAGGAGTTCCCAGTTGTAGCGAAACCCATTCTTCAAAAGAACGGCTATATCAAAGGGGGCGTTCTGGAACATGGTGGGACAGGTGCAGAATAGTCGGTTGAGCTCCTCCCGCACGATCGCTTCCTGCGGGGCGGTCCAGTAGGCCGATCCCCCCTTCTTCAGAAAAGGAACAACCAATGCATTCTCTCCATCCAGGGCCAGCCCGACCATCACCACTCGCCGCTCGGCAAAGGCAGTTTCAGTGTCCACAGCCACTAGGGCCTTTCGGCGGATGGCCTCCCGCACAAACTCCCGTACGTCCTCTACGGTAGGCCGAAGATTGAAATGCTCGATAGGTCGGCAGTAGCCTCGTTCGGCGATTCGCTTGGCCTTTGCGATGTCCTCCTCGAACACCAGTACCAGATCGGCTGTGCCCTTCCCTCGATCGTTGAATCGGCCCTTCTGGAGGAGATAGGAGGGATGGTAGGTGGGGATGAATACACAGTCGCACGGTTGGGCAGTGGGATCATGCACCACTGACTGCCAGTTGAGGTCCACCTCATAGACCCCTCCCCGCACCGTGGAGATTTTGTCCTTGAGGCCGAAGGCTCTAGCTACCGCTCCCCCAAACCCTACAATCACCCGTGCTCCCCGCTCCCGCACGAGGTATTCGATCTCCTTCCAGAAGTAGGGTAGTTCTACTTCTAGGGCTTCTCGGGCCTCAGGGCTCTGGATGTCATTGTTCGGGGGGCGAACGGTGAGGAGGTTGGTGATCCACACCGAACCTCGATAGATGAGCTGTCGGGAGAGTACCCCCGAAAGTAGTCTTCCGCTAGGGCCCACGAATGGTTCCCCCTTTGTGGCCTCTTCCTCCCCTGGAGCTTCTCCCACCAGCACCATCTTGATCTGCCCTTCGTCGGGCCCAATCCCCCACACATGGTTCTGCATATTGAGGGCGTAGACTTCCGATTCTAACCCTTCTCGGATATACCGCATGGCGAGAGTCTCCTTTATAGAAGTTTGACTCGATAGATTGTTCGAGGCGGGATGGACAACCTCCACTTCGGATATTTCTGGGTGAACTGGATCATCTGCTCAGGTTTGATCCCTTCCCCCTGCTCTAGCCAATATCCTTGGGGATATAGGTTGAGGGGGTATCCATCGGTAGGATCTGCACCGAATGTGGTGAGTTGCATGAGCAGTGCATGTCCCATGACTCCCTTCCACGTCCTATCGGTGCATCGGATCACCAATAGATCTGCATATTGCCCTGCTCGGCCAATCTCCTCGGTGATAATGGCCACATTGATCAGTACGTTCGGTAGGGGCTCTCGAACCTTCAGGCTATAGAGAACTCCATATAGTAGGTCATCTGGCCACTCATCAAATAGAATCCATATCGATCCCTTCTGCGTGGGTAGGGCAGATCGGATGGTTGCTCGAAGGGTATCGGCCATTTGAGAGGGGGAATCATTACCCTCCAGGGCAAGGGTGGGCACAATGCCCACCACTCCCTGAAGTCCCGCAACCCATAGATTCTGTAACGCAACGGATGTCAGTTTCATACTGGGTTATGCCGTGAGGAACTTTTTCACTTCCAGGTAACCTGATCCATCGTTGCGGTTGCCTATAATAGCGATTGCCTGCTTTCCAACCGCATCTTCGGTGTCGAAACCCGATGGATCGTAGGGGATGCCGAAAACCTCACAGAAGGTGCGTAGACGGCTTCCTGCCATCATTCCCCCATCTTTATGCAGGGGGGAGGGCAGGAGTACATAATGGTTGATCTTTCGGCTCATGAACTTGCCCTCGGTGATCGTGAGTTCCACGATCAGTTGAGGGGCATGGGATGTTTTCGATTCCCCAATTTCGACCTTGGTAATCTGGACGGGATACCGCCCAGGTTCTAGATCCTCGTTCTTGGGGAAGTCCTGCAGGTTACCTACATTTACTCTCATCTCTTTTTCTCCTTCTTTTCCCGAATATCATTTCGGGAAGTTTATATAACCATCCATACAGGATGGTGATGGCCACAACTGCTATCCATTGCCTCCAGCTCATCAGGCAATGCCCCCCAGCTGTACGATCTTGTCGTACGTAAGGTTCTGGATAATGGGGGGTAGTTTTGCTAATCTTGTCCGTGCCTGATAGAATTGGTAAGGCTTGGTATATGCCTCATATACGTAGGCAGGCTCTCCTGTGCGTCCCTGCCTACACACCATATAGTAGTACTCATCGAAGTAGCCTCCCAGGGACTCTCGCATTTTCCCCACAAGATCGGGTCGTCCAATAATGCGACCTGTAATCTCATCTTTCTCTATGGTCGTCCAGGCCGTGCCCACTACATGGTAGGGGATGTCCTGGAGTAGGGTAACGATGCTCCAGATGCGCTGGCGTAGCATTCCATAATCATCAAACAGGGCTTTATCCTTTCCTGAGGAATCTGCCCAGTTGGCGATCGATCGGTTCTCCCGAACGATCTCATCCAGAAGTAGCTCGCCCAAAGATGTGAACCCATCGATAACGATGGTCTCCACGGGGAATCCCAGGGCATTTTTATCTTTCCGCAACGCCAGGAGGATCTGCAGGATGGTTTGATATACCTTCTCCTCTCGCACGATGTCGATATAGGGGATGTCTCTACCTTGCAACGTTTTGAGCCCCTTATCGGTATTGATGATGAAGGGATGGGGGAAGGTAGCTGCTGCGGTAGTCTTCCCACTTCCCATCTCGCCATAAAGGAGAACCCTGATATGAGGATCTCCTTTGTCCTTTGTGGTGTACTTCACCCGATCTAACCAGGCAGGCTTGCCGATAGTGACGGGTTTCTGTACGTTTTCATTTGCCATATATACCTCCCTAAACTACTAATTGTTATCAGACAAGATAGTGAATAGAACCTCTATGAGCCGAGAGTTGTCGTATATCCGTTGGGCAGTCTCGTTCGTAGCATATAGCTTCTCCACACCCTGCATGTAACGGAACATTCTCCCTGCAGGGTTCTGGTGGAACGATATGGCCTGAAGCATCTTCCATAGCTTCTCCCAATGTTCATCATTCTTGCTGTTCAGTACATCACGCATGAGAACGGTGAGGTAGCCGATAGTCGCCCAGGTTGTATATACCACCAGTTCCTGCTCCCGCTCGTTCAAAGATCGTATTTCCCTAAGGGTGCGAAATGGGGGTGGCGTTGGGATCGGCTGTTCCGCCATCAATAGGCTCGCCGCCCAGAACATGATGACGATAATTAGTTTTGAACGCATTCCATACCTCCTTACCATTTGATTTTTGAATATTAGGGAACTCCGATATGTCCCCATAGTCCAACTGGAATCCCCTGGTATACAGGAGATCCATGTAGACATCCCCGAACTGGCTCATGGACTGGCCGTTGCGGGGAAATAGACGTAGGGCATTCTCGATGGTTGGTTGAGCTTCAAAGGCACAGATTTTCTGGTAGATCTCATCCACTATCCCACTGAGCATGATATTGTATTGGTTGATATAGGCAGGAGATCGATAGATGAGGCTGGACAAGGCGCTCTGGGTATTGATTCCCTTGGCAAGCTTTCTATAATAGAGCACCTCCACCAGCACCCCTTCCACCTGTACGGGAGTTCCCATGAGATAGAGGGTGACCTGATCCTCGATAGCCACCTTCTTCATCGTGCCCTCGATGCTCCACCCCGTTGTTTTGGTCTCTAAAATGAACAAATGGGCAGGATTTGACTTCATCCGAACAATTCGATCGATTCGACCTGATATAGGGAATCCATTGTGGAGTTGGAATAGGAGGGGCAGTTCCACATGCTCCACGGAATAGGCAGGCTGGGAGCGGTTTGCCCACTCCATATAGAGAGCCTCTCCTATTGATTTGAGCTCCTCGTTGTCAGATAGAAGTGTGTGGATTGTTTTGAGGCCGTACTCAAACCCGAACTTGTAGAATGCATGGATGGCATCATGAACTGCGCCACCCAACTGCAACGAGGAGGATCGTACCTCCTCGATTCCCACATAATAATTCAGAAACCACCGCCAAGGGTTGCTCAGGTAGTTCATGAGGAAGTGGTAGCCGTGGGGAGTCCCCTTCCATTCTCGACATTCCTGCAAGAACTGCTGGAATGCCTGATCGATATTATTGCTTGTCATCATATTCCTCCTCAGGAATTACCCACACGGAGGAAAATGCGTCCAGGTACAGGGGGTATAGGTTTGCAGGAATGGGTATCCCCCACAACTTGGCAATCCTCCGTATGGTTTCATAATGATTTTCCAGGGGAGTGGCATCGTTGGCATACCGTTTCCGTACCACCACTCCCCTGTGTTTAACCTCCAGCTTATTCGATTTCGGTAGGTATTTCACTACCAGCTTCATATCCTGCCCCTACTTCCTGCACGGGCACTTTCCAGGGATTCGATAATACCTTGCCCCGAACAACAATGGGTCGGGAGGTAAGATGACGAATATCCAAGCCGAATCGATAGAGTGCCGAGAGTTGCCCAATCTGGTAGGCCTCGGCAGGATCGAGTGATCCTAAAGATGCAGGGATGTCCTGCCAGGCCACGGATCGCAAATCCGAGCCCAATATCCGCTGCAGGCCTGGGCTATGGTTGAGCTTCAGGATCTCATATAGGGAGGAAATCCTCCTCCCAATCATGAGTTCCACTTCTGTTTTGTGGAGTTTATCTCTCTTCATTATTGTCCCCCCCTTCGTTGGGTCACTGTAACATGACCGCATATTTCGTTAGGATTGCGCCCTGGATGAAACCATATATGCGCAACCTCATATTCATCCTCTGGTTCTGGATAGTATTTTTCTACTGTCATAGATTTGAATAGAACTACTATCCCATGGATGTCCGTAGATCCGCAGCTATGACGGTACGGAGAGTTTTCCTCACGTACAATCGAGTACTCTATATCATTGTCAGGATTTAGCACAATGGTGTCGGCCGTGCTGCGTTCTGTACGATAGGGGTAGAGTTCTCTCAATGCCGTGAGAATCTTCTCCGGGGTATCACAAAATATCTCTTTGTTCATACAGAATCCTCCATTGATCATATAGGGAATATAGAGGGGAGTTTGTGCTCCCCTACAGGTAGAGTTCTCTCAATGCCGTGAGAATCTTCTCCGGGGTATCACAAAATATCTCTTTGTTCATACAGAATCCTCCATTGATCATATAGGGAATATAGAGGGGAGTTTGTGCTCCCCTACACATCCCTACCAGTATACCATACATGTTGACAGTTGTCAATATGTTAGTTCCATACTCTCTGCTTGCTCAAACGTAGAATGTCTTGATCATATATAGCGGCCTAATCCATGAGGCCGCTACTTTATTCTTGTAGCGAACGATTTTGCCGCCGTATTTGACCATAAGAATTGCCCTGTTCGGCCAGTTCCACAACACGGCGTTGGTGGGGATTCGTAGACTATCTGCGAGGCAAATACTTTCGAGTACATAATACCCACCCTGATGATCTCGCCTTGCGGTCTGCTCAAGGCGTTCACCAAGCTTATATTCCGTTTTGCCGTCATAAAGAGACAAGTACCTATTATCTTTGATGGCTACGACCTTGTACCCTTTATATACAATATCCTTTGGATCAAGCCCAAAGGACTTGGCAACTTTTTGTTGCCAGTTGCCCCGAAGGGTATGGGTTATCTTTTTTTCTGCGATCTCCTCGGCAACATTTTCAAAGCGCCATCCTTCCAAGGAGGGCTCTAAAACTGCCGGCACTTCGGCCGGCATCAGGAAGGATACGTGTCGGATCTGCCTTTTAACTGGCCATCGGAGATTCCGGTTGGCCGGCCACTCGACATGCTCTTTGTGTATGGTGAACACTACTCTGTCACCAATCCAAAAAAAGTCGTAGCCGACCCTTTCCGGATTTTTTACCATATATTCCACGAGTTTTTGTTTTGCCAACATTCCCTTAGCACCCCATTCTAGGCCGGTGCCGCCATAATAGGATTTGCCACACCGTACGGTGGGGCTTGGGTATTATTATGGGATTTCTGTTTCGAGGGTGATGGATTTATTGAGCTCCGATTTCTCCCTGTTCTCCTTCACCACATCCTTGAGGGTCTTAAATGCACCCTCAAGGATCTCGATGGACTTATGTTTCAAGGCTTCGATGTCATCATCTTTTATATTGAGCCACCTCCACCGATACCCTTTTCCCCATTCTTCTATATATCCCCAGAACACTCCGAGAGTGTCTCCAAAGAGTTGCTTGGGTGATCGCAACTCTTCCACTATTGCACTATTATCAATGGGGAGTCCCAACCCAATTTTAGCAGAGTATTTAGCCTCGACGGAAGACCACTTAATCTCGATTTTACCCATGACTTTCATATTGTCTCCTTTGCACCTCGTTGGCTCTTGTGCCGCCCCCTAAGATATAGCACCGCATACAGCGGTGATAATCAATTACTCTGGAAATCCTGTTTTTGGGAACGCATATTTTTT